ATCTCCTACTACATAGTTTGTACCTGTTGGTTCAACTGTAGTAAGACCATCTGTAGTTAAAGACCAAGAACGCAAACCTGCGATTTGATCAGCCCATCCACCGCTTGTTTATTTGACTTATCAAAAGGATTAACAAATGTCTTTTTATTAGCTTGGTCTAATATATCTTCTAAGAACCTTATTTGAGTTTCAGCTTGTATAACTTGTGTTCTTAAATCACCAACACTGTCTATGCCAAATAATTTTAAGATACTAATTGATCTTTCCCCACCTTTTTGAGCTATTGCTAAAGCATTTCTTTTTTCTACTAATCCAATTTGCAATTCAGCTATTTTTCCAGAAGCATATTCTTGTAATTGTTGCTTTTTTAACGCTTCAGTATATAACTGAACTGGTATAATAGCACCTTCAATTGTTTTTATTTTATCAGCCTCTTCTTTGTTTACTTGACCTAACGCCTTTTTAATGTCTTTTAGTGCTTGTAATCTTACTGTTTCAGAGTTATTTAAATTTAATCCTACTCTAAGTAAACTTTCTAAATTTTTAGTATCTGAATTTGCGAAATTTACAGTTTTACTTAATTCTTCATTAGTTTTTTTAAGACTAGCGGTAAAATCATCAGTAGATTTCTTAGCACCAAAAATGCCCATATCGTATGCAGTAATTGCTGCTGTTAAAGCAGAAAATGCTACCATAGCAGGACCAGCTATACCAGCTATACTACCAGCAAGTGCAGGTAAGTTATTTTGAATACCTCTAAATCCAAATGGTAAATCCTGAATAACTAAAGCTAGATTATTCCATTGTATATTTGATTGCTTTATACTACTACCAGTTCTAGCGGCAGTTCTTCCTGCATTACCTATAGCTTGTTCAGTTCTGTTAACACTTGCTTCAGCCTTTCTCATTTCTTCGGTAAACATCTTAACATCTCTACCTAATACTCTGCTTAATGCATCAGACATAGCTTTTGCATTCTTATTAAACTCGGTTACGTCTAAGTCAATACTAACTTTTATATTCTGATCAGCCATTTTGCTTTATTGGTTTTACGTTTTCGTATTTTTTAAGCACTTCACTCAACTCTTCGTTGGTCATCACTCTTTGCTTCACAAAGTTACGATTATCACAGTCAAGTGATAAAAGCTCAGTAGGCTTAACTTTCTTACCTTTTGGAAGCTGCATATTTATTAAAAGAGTAGTCTGCCATCTAACTTTTACCCAATCTTGTTCTTCTTTATGACGGTATCCATACCAAACAAAATCTAACTCAGCCATCGTCATATCCCAAAACAAATGGGGAAGCACTTGGCACTCCCCCATTGTATATCTTTCAATATCAATCCACTCTAATTTTTTTTTACCGCATCTTTATTTGCTTTCTTAGTAGTTGATTGCTCTAGTCCACTATTTAAGCTTTCGGTTAATGCAGCCATTACTTCCTGAAACTTTTTACCACCAATACCACCCATGTCATCAATCCAATCACAGGTATCTAAATCGGTAAACTTTGGTGTTATACCTTCTTTATATAAAGGATATTCAGCCGCAGCTTTAAATAAGTTACTTATAGCATCAAGTGATGAATTACCACTCAAAGCCTCTCCTATATCAGAAGGACCAATTCCTTGAAGCTGACAGAATCTTTTTAAAGACCATGTACAAAATCTCATAGGTATCTTAGTCCCATCGCTTAGGGATAGTTCGTAATGTCCTCTCATATTTTGGTGTTTTTGGTGTTATTATGCTGGGTTGGTAGCTTGAGTTAATTGACCTTGTCCTGTAAAAGAAGCAGAGTAAGTAACTGGAGATTCCATATCAGCAGTAATGTCTAAGCTTTCTACAAATGCAGAACCAGACCAAATTAAGTCACCTACAATTGGAGTACTACCATTAACTGTAGTAAACTTAACTGTAACTACACCTCTTCCGTTTAAAGCAGAGAAAATATCTCCTACTACATAGTTTGTACCTGTTGGTTCAACTGTAGTAAGACCATCTGTAGTTA